ACGTCACCGACACGCGACACGGGGTCGACAGGCGGCGCACTCGCGTCGTTCTCGTCGTTGGTGTCGTCGTCTTCGGCATCGGCAGGCGGCGTATCGTTCGATGCCGACGGCGTGTCGGTGGCGTCCGACGTCTCCACCGCATCGAGCAGGCGTTCGATTTCCGACGCCGAGAACCCGGTCAGGTCCAACTCGAACCCGGCCTCCGCGAGGTCCGCCAATTCCAGCACCAACATCGCGTCATCCCACTCACCCTCGAGGGCAATGCGGTTGTCAGCGATGACCAGAGCACGCTTCTGCGCCGCGCTCAGGTGCGCCAGCTCGATCACCGGCACTTCGCTCAGCCCTAGTTTGCGCGCAGCGAGCAGTCGGCCGTGGCCCGCGATCACGCCACTCTCGCCATCGACGAGAATGGGATTGGTCCAGCCGAACTCCACGATGCTCGCGGCGATCTGCGCAATCTGCGCGTCGCTGTGCGTGCGGGGGTTGCGCGCATAGGGAATCAGCGTCTCGACCGGACGGGTCTCGACGGTGAGAGCGTTGGACATCGTGGGCTCAAAGAAAGAGCCCACCGACCATCGCGCCCGGGAACAGGGGGATCGCGAACGCAATGGCCGATGGGTTGGAGAGAAGATGGGGTGCAAACCGCGGCACGCAAACCGGGAGGTGCAAACCGCAAACCCTGCAAACCGTGCAAACCTTGGTTTGCACGGAGACGCTAGCGAGGTTTTGCGGCGCTGCCCCCCGCTGTACCGGAGGCGCAGGAAGGACCCGTAGACCTTGTGGGTCACCCTCTGACCTCGTGGGTCGCTGCTGCGTTGAAGGCGTTGCGCTTCAGGGAGCATGTCGACCGTGGGGCAAACGATACACCGCGAGCGGGGGGTGTGTTGCACCGAAAACGCAGGGGTTTTGCGATCCTGCCGATTCGCTTACGACCGATTACGTCACGTTGCTTGACGCTGCTGTTTCGTCTCGGATGCGTGGCGGTTGCCCGTTGAGTTCAACGACGATGATCGTCAAGGCATGTCGCCAACGACGCCACGCCGTCGGTCGCACGCAGCCGAGTTCTTGGCAGATCACTTTCCACGGTACGTAGCGAGCGCGCGCCCACACCAACTTGCGCTGCTCGACACTCAACCACAGCAGCCACTGCGTGGTCTCGATCAAGCGATCGATCGCGACAGGCGTCGCCGGGATCCGCAGGATCGTCAGCTCATCCGCGTAGCCTTCCCAGGATTGGCGCGCGATCTCGGGCCAGTGCGTGACGTAGCCGGCGACGCGCGCCGGCGGCAGGCGGTGCGAGGTCACGGCCGCCTCGTGGAATCGGTACTCGACCTCGTCGAACGTCCACAGGGTCATTCCACGTCCTCCTGTGCGATGGCCGCGCGCGTGCCGGGCTTGCCGCCGCGCTTGATGCGATGTCGCGTGAAGGAGTGGGTGTCGAGGTCGAGCGCGAGGAGGGAGGAAGTCATGGTGCGGTCCTGTGGGAGTCGTGCCTGACGCAGTCGCCACAGTGCGTGGTTAAGTCCCATATGTGCGTGCGCGCGCACGCGTAGGGGTTAATCATGGGCTGTGGCGTCTGCGTCAGACGGAGGGGATGGGCTCAGTCGTCGGCATAGGGCACGTACGCGGCGCGAGGGGCGACCTTGAGTCCGAGGCCTCGGAAGCCGCGCACGCCCAGTGGGTTGCGCCACTTCTCGATGCCGCGGGTGATCAGCAGATCGGAGAAGCGACGCTGCGAGCCGACGAACTCGCCCGCGGCTTCGGCCCAGGTCTTCCAGTCGTTGAACAACTCGCCGGTCAGCGCCTTGGCGTTGACCTCGCGCACGCAGCGCTCGTCGATCCAGCGCCCCAGCGCATCCTCGGCCTCGAAATACTCCTCCGTGGCTGAGACGACGATCGCGGGCGGTTGAAGCCCTGTGCGCTGCCACTGCAGGCAGCCGGCCAATGCCCAGGCCAAAATCCCGTCGCGCTCGGCGAGGAGCTTTTCCGTGAGCTTGGGATCGCGACGCTCGGGCGGAATCGTCACCGTGAATGGGATCAGGTGCATGCGCCGCTTCATCGCCTCGTCGACGTTGCGGATTGCCGGTTTATGGTTGCCGGCGATCACGAGCTTGAACTGCGGCGTGTACTCGAAGAAGTCCTGGCGCATGAACCGCGCCGAGACCTTGTCGCCGCCGGTGATCGCTTTGACCTTCGACTCGTTCCAGCGTCGGCCTTGTTCGGTCTCGATCGCGGCGACGAAGCGCGCACCGCGCAGGCCCGCCAGATCCGTGGGGTGGCGATCGCCGCGTGCTTCCATGAACGTGTCCATCGGTGCGTTGGTCGCGTAGTCGCCGAGGATGGTCGCCAGCACGTTCACGAACACTGACTTCCCGTTCGCGCCCGTGCCGTACAGGAAGAACAGGGCGTGTGCGCTGGTCGCGCCGGTGAGGCAGTAGCCCGTCATACGTTGCAGGTAGGCTTGCAACTCGGCGTTGCCGCCGGTGACATGGCCGAGGAACGCACGCCAGCGGGCGCTCTCGCCGCGTGGCGTCGCGGTCGCCAAGCGGGTGTGGTGTTCGTTGCGTGCATGTGGCCGAACCTGGCCGCTGCGCAGATCGACGATGCCGCGGGACGTGTTCAGCGCATACGGGTTCGCATCCCACACCTCGGCGGTGGCTGCGTGGCGGCGATCGGTGCGTGCGAGGCGCTCGACGCCGCCGACCGTGCCGCTGGCAGCGAGTTTGGCGGCGAGGCGGTGCGAGTCGGCCTTCAGCGCAGCCTCGCGGCAGACCGCCCGGACCAGGTGCTGGACGAGGAGCGTCTCGTCGGCCTGCCAGCGCCGACCGTCCCACAGCAGCCATTTCCCCCAGGCTGCGCAGTAGCGCCAGTCCTCGGCATAGCGGGTAGTGAAGGACAGCGCGAGTGCATCGTCGGTCGCCCACACCGAGGCTTCCTGCGTCGGCGTCGCGGTCGCGGGTTTGATGGACATGCGCGGGCCGCTGGCGATGAAGCCGGCAACATCGAACCCCTCTGCCAACGCGTCGGCCGCGTCCCAACCCTCCGGTTTGTCCTCGGGCGGCAGCAGCACGTCGCAGGCCGTCACGCCGGTGGCGAGCGCGGCCTGCGCCACCGCCATCGCGTACTCCCAACCGGGGCGATCGCGATCGGGCCAGATCAGCAGCGCCTTGCCGGCCAGCGGCGTCCAGTCGGTCTTCTCGACCGGCGCGTTCGCGCCGTGCATCGCCGTGGTCGCGACGACGCCGGCCTCGATCAGCGACTGGGCGCATTTTTCGCCTTCGACGAGCACCACGGTATCGGCCGTTGCGATGCCCGCTTGGTGGTACAGCGGTCGCGGCATCGGCGCGGCCCACTTGCGACGCATCGCATCCCAGGGCCGGAACTGTTTCTTGCCGCCGGGCGGGTCGTAGCGATACACCACGGCGAGCAGATGGCCGGCGATATCGCGGTACTCCCATTGCGCGGTCGCCGGGCCGAGGGGCTCCGTCGATGGTCGCTTCTGCGGCTTGCTTTTCGGCACCGGCGATGACGGCGCGCGCCCGAGCAGGCGGCGGGCCTCTTCCAGCACGCGAGGGAATTCGGAGCGCGCATCGAGCCGGTGGTGTGCGGCGATCAGATCGAACACATCGCCACCCGTCCCCTCGGCGCGATCGATCCACAGCCCTGCTTTCTCGCCCGTGAGGACGACCTCAAGACTGTCGCCGGCGCTGCCCAATACGTCGCCGATCAGGAAGGTGCCCCGTCGCGTCTTGCCGTCCGGAAAGAGGATTGCCAGCACCGACTCCAAGCGCTCGAGCAACGCGAGGCGGAGTGCATGGGTCGTGTCGTCGCCGCCGGGGGCCGTTGTCGATGCACCGGACGCGTGGCGATCGCCTCGGTCAGACGTGGCCATCGTCCGCCTCCTGAGGCTGCGCGCGCCCAGGCGCGATCACGGTGGCGGTGCGATCGCGCCATCGTTCCAACTCGCTCAGCCGAAATCGAAGCAGATGGCCGATCCGATACGCCGGGATCCCGCGCGCTCGGCGCTGGGCTTTGTCGTTGAGCCACTGCAGCGGAATGCACAGCGTCTGATGCGCCGTGCGGGCATCGACCATCGGCTCGGCAGGCGGATGCACGGGGTCTTGGGACATGAGGATCTCCAGCGCTGGTGCCGTCAGCGGCACCAGTCGTCGAGCAGAAGGGAAAAGATGCGACGGAAGGAAAAGCCGACTGCGTCGGCAAACGCGCGTCAGACGGGGTCGCGTGGACGCAGCCGATACGTCGGTGGACCAGGCGTCACGAGACGTGCGCGCGCGAACGAGTCGCGGAGCGTGGGCGGCCACTGCGACCAACGCGTCTCGGGAATGTCGTAGGTGATGTCGAGATACGCCTCGACGCACTCGCCACCTTTGGCGATGCGCGCGGCCATCGCCGCCAACTGCGTTTGATCCCACATCACCCGCTCGGCGATCTCGACGCGAAGGCGGACCTCGCCTGCATCGATATCGACGAGGCCCACGTCCTGGCCCGCCTCTGCGTATGCACGGCGAACGCGCTCGCCGTAAGTCGCGTCGAGCGCTGCGTCGAGTTTGTGACGGATAGCATCGAGCCCCACAGTGGCCGCCTCAAGATCCTCGATGGCGCGGAGTGTCTGCAGCGGCGTCATCGCCGTCAGCTCATCGACGGACAGGTCCGCCAGCGTCGACAACGCGCGCATCGCATCACTCATCGACGCGGCGGTCATGTGAACGCGCGCTCGCCGGTGCCGCGACGCAGCGCCTGACGCTCGTACTGCTCGATGTCCTCGCGGCGGTAACTGACCCGGTTGCCGAGCTTCAGGTAGATCGGGCCGATCCCCATCCGCCGCCACTGCTGCAGGGTGCGGACGGAGATGTCCCAGCGTCGGGCCAGTTGGGTCTCATCGAAGGCGCGCGGCTCGTCGGTGACGGCCTGCGCTGGGTTGCGCTCTTGCATGGTGTGTTCCTCGACAGGCTGCAATGGCAGCGGGCGAGACACACACTATTCACCGAGCGGCTGGAAAGCAGGTGGAAGGACGGCTGGAAAACGGACT